CAGCTTTTCATATCCCAGTAAAACAATCAGTAAAGCATCCTTGGTAAAAGTAATAGTTTTATATTCTGGCTTGTAATCAATAATCATACATTAATGTCCAAACGCAAGCAATAATCCTTATCTCTAATTTCAAGAACTTCTATATGTTCTGTGGTATAATTTGGAGTTGTTAAAGAGACTCTTAAATTTTCTGCAGGTCCTCCAACTAAAAGTTTTGCAAAGGAATCTCTGTTATCTATAAGATTCTCAATAACCTTATCTAACAGGTCTCTGTACTTGTTTAGTTTACCATTATCCATTTTAGTTACCTTTCCAAATATAAAGTTTTCGATTATCTCTAACATCAGCTTCAACAATACCTTGCTGACAAACGCCAAGCATTATGTCATCGAGCTGCCCAGCAGTAAGTTTATGTCTCGTAGCTTTCAACAAATCACTGCGAGTAATAACCTTCTTTTGTCTAACAACATTAATAACAAATTCACACAAATCACCAATTTCAGTTGTAGTTATGGACCTCATAACTCTCGGTAAATCTATCTCAACAGCCTTCAATGCTTTAATAGACACCTCTATATCTCCAACGTCAATTAACTTTTCATCACTCCTCGATGCCGATATGCAGAGTGCAGTTTTCAGCAAAGTTACGTGTCTCTTTGCTGCGTATCCAGATGTATGAGGGTTACTAAGTAATTCCGACTCCTTATTAAATCGTTTGTACTCATACTTAAACAATTCTTTCGCCTCAGGCTCAATCCCAAAAGGCCCTCGCATCGTTCTAGAAATAACACCTAAATCATGTATTATATTTTCTCGCCTCTCTAAATTCTCAGCAGACAAATCTGGCCAATCTACATCCCTATCCCTACCCTCTCTATAAACAAATACGATTCTTGCAGTAAACCCACCAGTTATTGCAGATGCAGATATGGCTTCTTTAATCCAATAAATTGTAGTTCCTCCAAGAATAGACAAACAAGGATTCCTTACTTGCTCCACCCCTCTCCCTCTCGTTCGATAAGAAAAGTCTCCGCAGTCATATAGATTTGTCATTAGATTAGTTAACCCTGACTTCACTGAGTTTCTATCTATCAATGTTGTTAACTCATCTGCAATAGCCGTTCCTTCAGCAGTTAATATTACCTTATCATCGTCAAGTTTATTACCAGCCATTGCATCTATAAGTGCCTCCGGTGTCATCTTTTGTGATAGCAAATTCGGAACTGGTTTTGTCTCTCGAAGTATTCTATTTATTTCAACAATCCCAGCTGATTTTCTGCATGTGCCACTTTCAGCAACGAGAACTACAAAAAGATTTGGATAAATAGTAATATATCCAAAATCAGTACTACAACGTCTCCCTAAGCAAGCTGATACCCCTATAAGTCCACACCAAAGAGCATATAGAGAAGGAATTTCAGTTTCCTCACAGTATTTACAAAATGCTGGGATTATCCCATCTTTCAGTCGTCGAGACACTGTTATTCCTCATTGTTAGTTCTAGCAACCTCATTTGTAAGTAGTCTAATATTCCTTGCTCTGTCTAGGTCTGTAATAAAGACCTTCTCAATTTTAATGCCCCAACCTCTAGCAGCATCTCGTATTCCTCGTAATATTTCAGCTTTTAACATATTTACATCTCTACATTCATCAAGAGTTCTTTGCTTTACAAACTCAAGGATTATTCCAAGAGCTAGTGTTGTTATACTTTTGTCCAAGTCTTGTACGTCGAGGATAGCTTTCTTTATGTCAGTTATGTAGTACTGAATCGCCCCAGATACGACAATACTGTTACCACATTTAGTTCGGACAGATTGATTTCTCAAATCAACAACTTGAGTTTTTATATCCATCCAGATTATTCGCTGTATCAATGGCCAGAATACATACCACCCTGCCCCTTTAACTGACACACGCTTACCGAAAGTTAACACTACCCCATCAGCTGTGAAGAACCACATCTTTTGTATCCTTCCAATTAGGTCCAATCTTTAAGTCGAGGGGTATAATTAGCGGTTCGTCCTTACAAATATATAGCTCTATATTTGCAGCCTTCCTAAACTCGTCAATTGCATAGTCAACTAACTCAGGAATGTTCGGACAACGGACTACAACTTCGTCGTGGACTTGTATTAATGGAGTGGGCCTAAGTCTTCTATACACATCCAAGGACTGCCCACCTTTAAGGCTATCACTCTTCCTCGACGGAGACCAGAAGGAGCTAAGTATATCACTCCATTCTTCTCGTCTAAACTTATTCCACAACAACCGGAAGAGTGTATTACAGACGTCCCCGACTGTACTTTGTGGTTCGTAGCTATAGGCGTCTCTGAATGTAGACTCGTCAAGCCGGCCAAAGAAAATCCGCCTCCTACCAAAGCACGTCGTAAGAGTTCTCGTCTGGTTAAGCTGCTTTTCGACGTCTTTCCACCATTTTTTGAGTCCTGGTAACTGTTCATGTCTTATCTCCAAAATGTGTTTAGCAAATCTATAATCAATTCCTTTTAGTCCATCTTTCAATGCTTTGTCAACTAATACACGAGGGCCAGCTCCATAATTACCACTGTGGTTAGACAATTTACCAACCTCTCGCTGGTACTTAGTAACTTCAGACTCGCTGCAGTTAAAGATAGGTGCTGCAGCCCATCTGTGTATATCAAAGTTTTTGTCTTTGTATAAGTTGTGTAGTTTTGGATAACCTATACGTTTTAAGCACTCAGCTACAACACGAGCTTCCGCTTGTGATAAGTCGCCAACTATAAAGACATTGTCAATATAGCCAGTGTCGTTACAAAGGTTACAGTTCACTTTATATCCTTACTAAGCTCTTTATCAAGTTTAATCATACTGGCAAAGACCGGTATGCCCTGTCGCCTAGCTAGAGCTATCTCTCTCTCAGTACCCTCACTATCTTTCCAGCCAGGTACAAGAAAAACAGCATCAGATACATCTAACCATGACTGTGAGTTCTCAAAGTAATCAGCATACTCATAGTTTCCAACAACAGCTCCAATCAAAAAATCTGTTCCTGGTATGTAGACACTATATCCTAGTTTACGTATTTTTTCTCCCCAGACTATCGTCCTATGTATATTCTTAATGTACTCGACTGCCATTCCATTTAGTTTTCCTGCTATGTAGACTCGCTTTGACATAAACACCTCGTCTTTCCTGCAATAAAAATATCTCTAATATTAACAACCCCTCGACTAATACCTTTAGGAATATTCTGCATTTGTAACCCCGTCTTCCAAATAGTTTTACTGGAACTAATCCTCCCTGACTCAGTCCCAGACGGATTCCAGCTTGTTCTCATCTTACCATCTTCATCTGCCTTAGCCTTCAAGTACGTACTAACAAGCTTTTTAGTCTTACGATACATAATAATATGGTCAAGTATTGGTTCGTTAGGATACTTATGCTCCAGTGCTCTTAATGCTTTCTCATCAGTAGTAACCTTATCGTCTTTAACAACTTTAGGAAATCCCATCTTAACATACAATAACTGTTTCATCTGAGCTGGACTGTTTACGTTTACCTCAGATTTAGCAATAGTATTTATCTTTTGTTGCAAATCTTTGAGTATCTCTTCTTGCTCGACGATGAGCTGCTTCCGACGCTCATCGTCTATGTCTAATCCCTCATACTGAGCATCTGCCAGTGCTAGTATTAGAGGATGTCTGTGTTTGAAGTAATAATCTGTCATATTAGCAGTAGCGAGGTTGACTTCGATTTTGTAAGAACAAACATAACAAACTATTGCATCCATAGCATTGTAGTGCCATTCGCTGTTGTCATCTTCAGTAACTTTATCAGACCAATAGTTAGGGTAGTCAGTATACATAGTTGTCAGGAAGTCTAACCCCATTGGCAACTCGCTGTATAGCTCATGATGAGCATGCATTGTGTCAAGATAATGGTTCTCAATAACCATCTTGAAGTTGCGTTTCATAAGAGGAGCGTCAAAGCTAGTACTGTTTTGTCCCACTTTTTCAACCGATGAATTTGTCAATAATTTGTTGATAGTATTGAGAACAATTAGCTCATCTTGTGCCGACCAGTATGAGGTTGCTGTCTCAGTTCCCCCAGTTTGTATCTTCAATACTCCTTTATTAATCGAATAGCCCCCTTGGTTTTGGAACTTCATAAAAGGGATGCAGATTGCTCGGGGATAACTAACTGAGCCAGTAGCAAAGGCCATACACCTAATGTTTTTACCAATAGTTTCAATATCAATCCCTACACGATTACCAACTTTACCAAACCAACTTAATACATCACTAATAGAGGGTCTCAATATTATGTTAGTTTGAGGTTCAGTATATCCACGAGTTAATGAATGTCTTTTAGCTTTGGCAATATCCATACTCATTATTGGCTGCCAAGACCATTGTCTCAAAACGCCGGCAGGGTGGTAAGTGGCAATTATTTTAGTACTCAACATTGGTATTATTATCCCTCTCCATTTACTAATACTCCGCTTATTAGTTAATGCTCTAAGAGGTTCAGCCCCGAGAGCTATAACAACATTAGGTTTGAGGTCTTTTACTTTCTGCTGAAGTTTACTCCAGCCGGCTCTAAGAGCTTGACTTGGTTCATGCCGTTTAGAGTCAGTATAAAAGTATTCAAACTTGTTGTTTGGAGGTCTAGTGTCCATTATGTTAGTCACATAACAGTTCTCAAAAGCAACACCATTACTTCTAAGTGTATGTTTTAGTAGTTTGCCAGCACTACCAACAAAAGGAACACCTTGGCTAGCCTCCTCAGCCCCTGGAGCCTCGCCAACTATCATTATGTTAGCCCCAAAGGGCCCTACGTCTGAGACTCTCATTTCTTAAAATCCCTCAAGAATTTGCTAGCAGCTTTCATCCTTTCATCATACTTATCCATACGCTCCTCAAGTTTAGAAATTCTCTCAGTGAGCTTTTTAATTCTCCTGACTAAATCCATGAGCTGTTCTGAGCAACTACTCATTTTTTTGGTTCTCCATTCTAAACCACTCCATTGCTCTCAAATAATTACCTTTATCAAGCTCAAAACCGACACTATTCCTTTGTAACTGATGAGCTGCTAACAATGTACTACCTGAACCGGCAAAACAATCTAAGACTGTCTCTCCAGGACTGCTACTATTCTCAATAAAAATCTTTAACAATTCAAAAGGTTTCTGCATAGGATGTACTCGATTGTTTGTAGGCAGAGCGGGAATAGATAATACGTTGGGTTTTGACCTAAACAACACTCTATCTTGAGGAGGTTTATGTCCAAATAGTATCGCTTCATAACTACTCATATAGTGAGCCCCTCTAGCAGGAATGGTTGTTCTGCACTTATTCCATATAAGAGGTTGGTCATCTACGATAAACCCATTCTTCCTAAGCATCTCAACTAATCTACAGTACCAGCCAAATCCTAAGAATATGTAGAAATGAGCGCCATCTACAAGAACTCGTTTCAATTCTGGTATGAGATTCTCATAAGTATTCCACAGCGTCAGTTCGTCACTTACATTTGTTTCAGTTACATTGTATTGTAGAGGAGCAGCATCTTTCCCTTTATTATCTCCTCCACCGATTTTAACAATTTTGTCTAACGCAAATGGTGGGTCAGTTATTAAGCAGTGAATACTGTTACTTTCTAATTGTTTGATACCCTCAATACAGTTAATGTTTGTCAGTTTTATATCCCCAATATCTATCCCTCTCTTTTCTAAAGATTTCTCGAGAACTCTGGCTTCAAGTACTTGTTTAACATACTTGCGGGCAGATACCTTATTGAGCCTTTGTACTTTTGCTCGAAGCTCTGGATGGTCTTGCAAACGCTGTGCTAATGATACGTCTTGTTGAGCAGTACCTATTGAAATACCAAGATAGTTAGCCGTTTTCTTTAAGTTCCAACCGCCGTCTTCATCCTTGTAGGAATGACCCTTTTCCTTAATCATTAGCTCATGTATTTGACGAACTGCCTCACACTGTTCTTCCCAATCAATATCCTTACGCCTAGTGTTCTCCTCAAGCTCTAGTATCTTTGCTTGAAAATCGGTAAGTTCTTCTTTAAGAATAGCATCAATAGTCATCTGCCCGAATATACAGGCCCGTAATCTACGCTCTCCAGCAACCAATAGATAACCTTCATCAGTTTTGGTTACAACAATAGGGTGTATCTGTCCACGTTTTTTTATACTTTGAGCCAGTTCAGGTATATCCCCAAAGTCTTTTCTAAACCTACGAGTTATGGAAGGATGAGCATCAGAACCCTGACTTGGACAGATTATACTACAAGGATTTAGCTTTAGTATTGTTGGTACTTTTTGTGTTTTAGGGTCTGGTATCATCTAAAAAATCTCCATCTATTGTTAATTATTATAAGTATCACAACTGCCATTGTGATTATTACAACTATTTGTAATTGTAGCATAGTTATTGTCTAAACCTCTTTGAAGTTTTTGGGGGCGGAAGTTGGATGAGACTATGAGGCATAAAACCAAACAAAAGTTTTTCCTTTGGTATCAATACAACCTCAACATCAAACATTTCCTTTGGGAGTTTTACTTCTTTGTAAATTTTGTCGAAGTCGTTTATCTCTGGGAGGTAGTTTCGATGGAAGTAATACCAAGGCCAAACTTGGTCTCGTTGAGTAATACCAAGGCCAAACTTGGTCTCGTTGCTCAGGTTCAACCACTCGCTTTCCCCTATAGATTTGTTGTTTAGTATCAACACACTCAATATCGTATATAGCTATATACGCTCCGAGCGTTTGTATTCGAGCGTTGTTTAGTTCGCTCATTTTAATAATCTCCTAACTCTTGTTCAGCCTTTATTATATCCTTCAGAAGTCTCAAATCGGCTTGTTCTCTGAGAACCTCCTTAGCCCTATCACTACTACGCTCGAGGGCATGAGCCACTGCAGTTTTAATCAAGTCTTTGTGTTTCTTATACTTTTGACGTCTCATTATAACACCTATAATAAAAGCCGGCCTGAGGGAATTGCACCCTCAGACCAGCCAGGAGGACAGATTATCCCTTATTCCCATCTGAATCAGTGTAGAGGTAGCGTTTAATCTCTGCTCGCTTCCTTGTCTCTCCTTGGTAAGTGCTACTCACAACCTTCGTCTCAGCCTTAAAGAAAGAATCTAAACAACGGTCGATGGGAAGCTCGCCGGTTGCCATTACTTCTTCCTTAGTTGTTACGCCACAAGCTAAGCAAAATGTAGTCATAGATTGCTGATTAATCTCTCTTGCTTTAACCGCTTTATCTGATGTATTTGAAGGGTCAATTAGCACAAACCGCTCAAAAACCACTAGCCCCTTACCTTCGTCCTCATCTTGACAACGGAATTCAAGAGACTTTACTTTATTGTTACCTTCACTTTTTGAATCTTCCCATGAACTGATTTTAGATACAGCAAAGGTATGAACTCCAGGAGCCAAGACTGGAAACTCAGGTGGTTTGAACAAGTCGGGGTTAGTTGTATCTACTTTAACTGTTTCACTCATGTGCTTCTCCTACTCTGCAGAGTATTCCTGTTGTTGTTAGGTACTACAACAACTATTACGTTAGGTCTAACTGTACCTAAGACCACAGTATTAAAAGTCTCACCTTTTAACTTTTACCATACTTATAACCAACTTTGTCTAATAGACCAACAAGACCTATATCATTATGTACTGTCCTCCCAAGACTGCTTCTTGAGCAAGTAGTTATTTTATTAGCGGGGGCTCCAGTAACAGTATACTCAAACGAACCGCTTATTCCAGGGGTTACTTGAGCATACCACATCTCATCAACGCACCAAGGTAAGTCTTTAACTCCATGATTTTTAGTTATTGAAGATGGAAATATTCCAAGTATAGCTCCACTATCATCTTCAATAGTTTGAACGTGAGCTGTTATTAATGTAAGGACTCCAAGAGCCCTCACCTCAATTAAAAACGCCCGCATGTAGTTAACCATAGAACCCCAGTTGTTTCTCGCAGGGTTCTGTAAGGCATCCCCACCTTCGTCTTTCATTACTTTTAATTTTATCGCTTCAGCTAGACCAGTTATAGAGTCGATGATTAAAGCATCGTGAGGCCAGTTGTTATTCTTGACCCTTTGATTAATCTGTACTAAGTCAACCCTAGCCTTGTGATAAGCAGTGGGGCTTCGAGGATTTTCGTCAACGTAAGTTTTGAACTCAACACTTTGGCGAGCATTAAAGAACTTGTCTTTTAGAAGGGCAGCAGTAAGCATACCTCTATCAAAATCCATAACAAGTCCGTTACTAGCCTGTGTTACTAACGCCGTTTTGCCAGTACCGGACGCCCCGTAGATTAGTATTGTAGGAGGTCTGTTTGTTTTTAGTATGTCAGCAGGTTTCATTCTGTTCTCCTTTTACGTTATCAAATACAAGTACTCACCATCCCAAGGGCATCCAGGACACTCCTTTTCGTGAAGAGTATCAAGCTCAAGTTTGTGTTTATCAATAGCAAATTTGTAAGCAAGAAACGTGTTATTACAAGCTCTTTCTGTATTGTCAATACTAATCAATGTAGTATGACTAGGAAACTGAACTGAATTCACTAGACGAACATGTTGAAGCTGTGCAGCATTAAAGGCTTTTGCTTTATCTACAACTTCTTTAGGTAGCTTGCCTTCAACTGGTAAAAACCATTTTATTCTTATTGGTATCTCATGCGGAGATTTTGTTCTCTTAATAAACTCAGCCCTCTCCTTATAAGAATGGCAGTATTCAAGAAGCAAATCATGATGAACATGCCAGAACATTCCAGACTCTTTCATTCTACCACCCCTCCTTCCACCGTAGATTCTGGCAACTGCTTTAGATGCTTATTAAGCTCTCGTACCAAAATCGTCTCTATCGTCTTGGTTATCTTGGCTGCAGGTTCAGTTATATCTACAGGGAACGGAACCTTTACATCATTTCCAAAACTATAATCTGTTCTAATACTAAAAGATGCTAACTTCTTGTTTCCACACAGCAATGCAGCACTTGCTATCAAATCAATCTCGCCCGTCTCACTAAACTGTAGGGCAATATTCGTAATTCTTGCGTGGTTAATGTTAATGTCGATAGTTTTCATTATCTGTTCCCCGTTCATTACTATCTGTTAAAGGCTCTACGACGTAGTGTCCTGGGTCTTTAATTACTTCGTAAGTCCTCTCAAACAAAAAGTCTCTGACTCCATCAACCAAATTGTAACCAGAAGCAATCTCAGCATAGCCCATAGCAGTAAAACTATTTCTGATTACTCTATCAAACACCCGATTTGGCCTACCTTTATAGTAAACCCTAACTTTTTGTCCTCCATTACTGACTTTAATTTTGTCTATCATTTCTGTACTCCTAACTTGAATGGGTGAAATGGTTCTACTTGGTCATAATACTTAGCAACTTCTCTCCAATCTCTAGCCTTACACAATAACTTATATGGACAGTTTCCTCCAGGGATTCCTGTAGTTGGATAGGCTGAACAACTTGATAAATTTTTAGACCATGTTCGATGCTCATTGCAAGCTACAATAGAATTGGCAACATTTTCCATATATCCTAAAAAGAATTCAACCTCGTAGGACGTAACATAGACGTAGTGAAGGGCACACTCAGCTCTGCGTTTGTCGGTTGACTTGCGAATTGCCTCAATCATAAAACCAGTGACCGGTTTGTTAGATATATGAGATAGTGCTAAAGTATAGCCGATGGCTTGGGTAGTTAGCTCGAAACACTCCCACAAACGGCCAGAAATCTCACTGCTCGTCTTATAGTCTCCTGCAAATAACTCATGAGTTTGCTTTAGACGGGCTGCAAAGTCAATCCGGCCACAAAATACTAGAGGACTGCCTATGTCAATAGCGAAAGGTATTTCGTTATCACTAATAATTTCAGCCCCTTTAGGAGTTTCAAATGGAAACTTTACAATTTCGTAAGGACAAACGCCAGAAGCGTGTAGCTCAATAAAGTTCCTTATCCTCAACTCGGAATGTCCTAAAGAATGTTTATTGTCATCTTCGGGGACTATACGATTTTCACGCAGTTTTTCAAATGTTGAAAAAGCATTTTCAAATAATTGCTGTTCCTGCTCTCTGTTTTTTGCTCCATAACAAAGAGGGGCAATTACATGAAAGTCCGCACCATAATCAACTGCAACAGTGCTTCTATCCTTGTTTACTAACCCTAAACCCCGCTCAAAGAAGTACTTTGCAGGACATCGACTAAAAGTGTTACTGCCTGATTGGTCGATGTAGTCGATAGTGTATTGTTTGTCTGCTTCTATTATATTGCTCATTCTGTTCTCCTTATTTTTTAGTTATATTCTGCAGTCTTACCATCCTTTGGACGCATCCTCCTCATCCTCTTCCCCATCCCAATAGTCATCCTCATTCCAGTCGTCATAATAGTCCTCTAACTCCTCCTCTGTGGCATCTGACTCCTTGTCTTCACTTGGGTCCAAAAACTCTTTTTCTTTCTCAGACATTTTAGTGCTCCTTACTCAACTATTATTTTATATTCTGCAGTCTTACCATACTTTGGATGCATCAAGAACAACGACTGCATTGGGGGTCTAAAGTCTGCTTTTATTTGTATAGCAAACTCATTGTACCCTATAAGACTGCCATTAATAACATAATCCTCACTAATCTCACGAGTATGCCAATGTCCCATTACATCAATATCGGCGTGCTTAGCCTTGTTCCACTGAGCAATCGCTTTCTTTAGAGGAATATGAATACCACCAATTCCGCCTCTATATTGAACATTATCTCCATGATGAAATCTTAGCGTGTAATCATATATATTTAAGTATGTAAAGTAACCTTGAGGGAGGATAAACTTTACTGTCTCAGCATACTTCGTGCCTGCTAGTTTACGGGCTAAAAACTCATACAATAAGTACTCATACGACTTTTTAGCCAACCCCTTATCACGTTTTTTAACTGTAATCCGCCCGTGATTTCCTACAGAACAAACAGTAATTATTTGCTTAAAGTTTCCTTTATCAGTTAGAAACCTTATACCTCCAAGTAATAATTCAAAGACCTTTAGTAATGCTTCTGGAGGGGACATTAAGCTAGACTCAATCAAAGATGGATGAATCCAACCGCTAATGAAATCTCCACCCAACCAAAGTACTAAAGTGTCTATCGTCGATTCGTGTTTTAGTAAGTTAATAATTCGCAAAGCGTGAGTAAAAAAGACATCAACTCGCTTCTCAGCGATTTGAAGATTGAACTCATTTAAGTAGTTAACTGCTGCGGGCTCAACTATCTCATCAATATGCCAATCGCTGGCGTTTAGTACTATCGTCGCCTCACTATCGGCAGACTTTACAACTTTGTAATTCTTAGGCAATACTATTTTTGAAACTTGCTTGATTGACTCTCTATGAGCCAACTCAAGTTCAAGCTCGTTTATTATTTTAACAGCTTCTCTATAACGAGCATTAGCCCCAAGAATCCGTCTATTCAATGCTATTGTTGCGTCAGTGTTCTTTTTTCTTTTAGACAATTAAGTTAAACCTTTCTGCTTACGCTTCTTTTAACTGAAAACTTTCCTTCTGGGTATCGTAATATTAGATTTTCAACGTTTTTATTTGTTACATGATTAATAGGTATGTTCAAAGCATTGCATATAACATGAATATAGAACAAAACGTCGCCTAACTCATTAATCAAGTCCTTGTCTCTTAACTCGTGTCCTTGATACTTAAACTTTTTAATTAACTCAAGTATCTCTCCTGCTTTTCCAGATATTCCCTTAGCAGCCAGAGTTATATTATCACTGTTCAATGTAGTATAAGGAGTTATATTTTTTACGAACTCGGCATAGTCCATTAGTTATCTCCTCAACAACTCGTGTAACATTCCCATAGTGTTAAATAGCTCAGCACATAGAGACTCTTCTAACTCCTCATATAACTCCTCACCTAAATATGACTCAGTATTAATCATTTCTCTATAAAGTTCCCAAGTAGACATAAAGTGTCTAAACTTAGACTTCATGTATACTTGGGAACTTTATAGAGAAATGAT